CCACAAGGCGAAGATCGACGAAGCGCTGATGCAGAAGATCGAGAACTACTACATGAAGCGGCATGGCGGCGCGGAGAACGCCGGCAAGCCCGTGGTTCTCGGCGACGATGTCCGCATCGAGCGGATCAGTTCGACGCTGGACGACACGGGCCTTGAGGCCGCTCGGAAGTATTCCATCGCCGACGTGTCGCGCCTGTACGGCGTGCCTGCGTCGTACCTGTCCGAGGATGTCGGTTCGTCGTACGGCACGATGGAATGGCTGTCGCGCATGTACGTCGACGGATGCCTTGCCGCGTGGATGGCGGCCGTCGAGAGCGAGCTCAAGGCGAAGCTCATGAACCCGTACGCGTCGGTTTCGTGGGACACCGACGCGCTCATCCGTCCAGGCGTCGCCGAGCAGATGGCGGCCCTGCGGACTGGTGTGGAGGGCGGGTTCCTGACGCGCAACGAAGCGCGCGCCAAGCTGGACCTCGAGCCCCTCGAGGGACTCGATGCGCCGACGCTCGCGCTCAACGTCGGCACCGGCGGCGGCTCAAGCAACCTTGGCAGCGACACGTCGGAAGAGGAGGGGACGCCCAATGATTTCTAGGCGATTCGCCGGCGAGATCGAGAACGGCGAGGGCCGCACGCTGTCGGGCCTCGCGGTGCCGTACATGCGCTGGTCCGACGAGATCGTTGAATCTGGCGTGCGCGGCGCGTTTCAGGAGCGCATCGCCCCGGACGCGTTCGGCGAGATCGACGGCGCTGACATCAAGCTGCTGTTCAACCATGAGCCGGGCGCGCTGCTGGCGCGGACCAAGAGCGGAACGCTCAAGCTCAACCAGACCAAGGGCGGCCTGCGCTTCACCGCGCAGCTGCCGGAGACCTCGCTGGGGAACGACGTGCGCGAGCTCATGCAGCGCGGCGACCTCACGGGTGAGATGTCGTTCGGGTTCTACGCGGAAGCGGACGAATGGAACGAAAAGCGCACGCTGCGCACCGTCACGAAGGCACGGCTCGTAGAGCTGTCCGTGGTGGTCGACGCGGCGTACGGAGACAGGACAAGTTCGTCGCTGCGGAGCGTTTCCGAGCGCGACAGGATGGCACGCGCGCTTCGACTGCGCGAACTGAAAGGAAAGCACCATGTCTGATCTGAAGGCGATGATGGAGGAGCGCAAGAAGCTCCTCGGCGACATGCAGCAGCTGAACGACCGCAAGGACTTCAGCAACCTCGACCGCGAGCAGTGGGACCGCATGGACGCGCGGTACGTCGAGCTCGACGGCCTGATCGAGCGCGCCCAGCGCTCCGCGCGCATCGACGCCGAGCTCCGCAAGCCGGCGTACGACCTCCCGGCGGTCCGCGCCGCGAGCGCCGAGAAGGCCGTGGCGGCCGACTTCGCCGCGACGCCCGAGTACCGCAACGCGTTTGCGCGCGCGCTCCGCACCGGCGAGATGTCCGAGGTCCGCGCGCTCAACACCGGCAGCAGCAATGCGCCGATGCCTCAGGACATGCAGCGCCGCATCTGGGAGCTCATGATGAAGGAGACGCCGCTCCGCAGCCTCGCGCGCGTGTTCCAGGTCGCGACCGACCAGCAGATCACCGTCGAGACCGCGATCCCGACCGGCTACATCGTGGACGAGTCGACCAGCGCGACGGACTCCTACGCGTCTCCGACCTCGACCGTCACTGAGTCCACCGGCACGTTCGGCCGCAAGACCATCGGCGACTTCACCTACGCGGTGCGCTCCAAGGTGAGCTACCAGGCGTACAACGACTACATCAACGGCGGCACGTACCTTGCCAACAAGGTCGCGCAGGCGCTTGCCCAGACCGAGGAGCAGTACCTGATGACGGGCGACAATTCGGCCAGCGCGACGGGCAACCCGCGGCAGCCGAGCGGCGTCGTCAGGGAGATCAACGAAGCCGACAACAAGTTCACCTTCACCGGCGGCACGACCGGACAGGGATGGACGGGCCTCACCGCCGAAGCCGTGATCGAGACCGCGCATCTGGTCAGCCCGCAGTACCGTCGCGGCCCTTCGCTGCGCTGGATGATGGGCGACACGGCCGCCAAGGAGATCCGCAAGCTCAAGGACGGCAGCAACCGCTACCTGTGGCAGGTCAGCGACAACGTGCCCGAGGGCCTGACGAACGGCATCAACGGCAGCCTGTACGGCATCCCCGTGGTGATCTCGCAGTTCATGCCGACCGGCACGGCCGCCACCAACGTCGCGTTCGTCGTGGGCGACTTCAGCAACGTCGAGATCTACGACCGTGGTCCCATCGAGTTCATGCTCGACCAGTACACCGATCTCGCGAAGCTCAACGTCTTCCTGCAGACGTGGAAGCGCAGCGACCTGACGGTGATGGTTGGCGCTTCGGGCTACCGGCCCTTCGCGCACGCCGAGTTCAAGTGATCCATTCTCCCCATGGGGTTGCGCGGGGAAACCCGCGCGACCCTTTTCCATGTCGGTACCGCTCTCAACCATCAAGTCGGCGCTCAAGGTCGACTACACGGACGATGACACGGAGCTGATCAGGCTTCGCGAGGTCGCAAACGTGTACGTCGAGAAGCGCACCGGGCTCGCGCTCAGCGCGCGCAGCGAGCAGCTGTACCTGTCGACGTGGACAGATTCGCTGATCCCCGTGGCACCGTACACGGGGCTGACGCACGTCAGGTACTACGACACTGGCAACAACCAGGTCACGATGCCGTCCGCCGACTACTGGATCGACCAGTCGGACGGACCGATGCCGATCATCCGGTTCAAGAAGGCACCGCAGATCTTCGACGGCTCGGTGGTCATCGTCACCTATACCGCCGGGTACGCCAACATCCCCGACCCGCTGGTGCACACCATCATCTCGCTCGTCGGCGGTTGGTACAACAACCCCGAGTCCATGCAGCCCATCGGCCTCAACCCCGTGCCGTTTGGGGTTGACGCCATTCTTGACATGTACTCCGTTCGGAGTCCGATCCGATGATCTCGGGCGGCGTCCTGCAGTTCAAGGCGACGCGCCTCGCGGCATCCCAGTCGCAGGATGCGCTCGGCATGCGCACCGACGCATGGGACGCGGCGGGCACGTTCCGCTGCGACCTACGCAACGACTCGACCACCGAGCAGCAGTACGCCGACGGCGTCGCCGTGCGGCGCACGTGCGAGGTCCGCGCGCGCTGGCAGGCGGTGCAAGGCGTCGGGCTTACGGAGGTCGACCGGCTCGACGTGCGCGGGCGCATCCTGCGCGTCCAGTCGATCCGCAACCTCGATGAAGCCGACCGCGTCGCCGTGATCCTCTGCGAGGAGATCGATTAATGGCGACCATCGAGGAAGCCGTCCGAACGATGCTCATCGCCAACACGACGCTGTCGCAGAACGGCATCGACGTGCCCGACGCGCGCGTCACGCACGGCTATCGCCTGCAATCGACGGCGCTGCCTGCAGTCACGTACGAAGTGTCAAACCAGGCACCCGCCGATGTTTCGCGCGGCATCATGCAGGGCGAGATCGCCGTGACGGGGATCGCCGAGACCAGCATCGACGCCGCGACCATCGGCGACGCCATAGAGGACACCCTTGTCGCCGGGACGTACTCGAGCATCGGCATCGATTCCATCGTCATCACAAGCAAGACCCTCGCGCCGCCTACCGTCGGCCTCGGCGACGAGCAGGAACCCGCCACGGTGACGGTCAACGCAACGATCCATTGGAGGCCGTGAAATGGCTGTCTACAACACGTCAGGCTTCATCTTCAGCGTCGGCGGCACCGCCGTCCCCGGCATTGTCGACGCGTCCGTGACGTTGACGCTGGAAACCGTCGACGTGACCGAAATCGGCAACACCGACCGAGCGTTCGTGAGCGGCATTCGCACGGGCAGCGCGTCGGGCAACCTGTACTACGACCAGGCCAACACGCAGATCGCGGCGCTTGAGGCAGCGGTGCGGTCTGGCGCGACGGTGGCGTGCGTGTTCACCCTGCACGCTAACGCGACTATCACCGCGACGGCGTACGTCACCAGCTGGAACCCGAGTGTCGCGGTGTCCGACGTGGTCCGCGTGGCGTTCGAGCTGCAGTTCACTGGGGCGTACAGCCTTGGCTGACATCCGCGCCATTCTCGCGCTTGAGCCGGTTCCATTCCAGTGGAACGGGCACACCTTCCACCTGTCGCGGCCCACGCTGCTCGACCTGATCGAAGCCATCGACATCAACACGCAGGATCCGAAGCGCGGCCGGCAGTTCGGGCTCTACCGTCACCTCCACACCGAGGACGGGCAGCCTGTGTTCCCCAGCATCGAGGCCGCTGGCGGCTGCCCTGCGGGGCTTGCCGCGAAGGCGGTGCCCATGATCGAGGCGCTGTACAGCGAAGGCGCGGACTAGGCCGGGACGCGCGGCAGCTGCTCGCGCGCGTCCTTCGGAACAGACGGGCGGCACCTTGGGAACGGTCGGTGCTTGAGCTCATCGTCGAGCTTGACGTGCCGGACTGGAAGGGCATTAGAAGGCGACTCGATGAGCTCTCCAAATCTAACCTTCAATCCCAACCCGCGAGATCTGAAGCAGATCCGCGACGCCCTGGACGAGTTTGAGATCAAGGTGCAGGACAAGATCGTGCGGCAGGCGCTGACGGCATTCTCGCGCGAGGAGATTGCCGCCATCCGCTCGCGCAACGACCTGAACCCCAACCATCTCAAGGGCAAGCGCAAGATCTACAGGTCGGGCATCGCGTGGAACAGCGTGGCGTATCTGGCCGCGCCACGCGGCGCTGGCGACGGTCTTGGAGGCCGCGCAAAGCGCAAGGCATACGACGCCGCTGGCGTCGGTTGGCGCTCGCACTTCACCGAGCTCGGGTTCCACAGCTGGGCCAAGGGCATGTCGCACGCTGGCAAGGCGCTCGGGCAATCCGTGCGTGGGCGCGCGTGGAAGCGCGGTTTGCGCCACCGTGGTCGCGGCGTCTATCACCGAGGCACGCGCGCCAGCGAGCTGGTCCACCGCGCGTTTGCGCCAAGACTGCTGCAGCACCTGTGGCGCGCAATCAGCGAAACCAAGGTCAGGAGGGGACGATGAAGCTTCCCACGCTCAATGTCGACGTCAAGGTCAATACGGCCGGCATGAAGAAGCAAGTCGCCGAGGCAAACAAGCAGCTGCAGGGGATCGGCGGCAAGGGCCTCGCGTTCGCCGGCGGCGCTGCTGGCAAGCTCGGCAGCCTCGGCGCGCTCGGCGGCACCGCCGGCAGCCTCGCCATCGGCGCGGGCGGCATCGCGTTGGCGGCCGCTGCCCCCGTCAAGCTCGCGGGCGCGATCATGGATTCGTTCCGCGCGACCGTGACCGAGGCCAACAAGACGCTTTCCGAGTTCGCCAAGACGGGCAAGACCACGACGATGAGCGCCGTCCAGGCGGCGAGCATCGCGGCGGCTGCCGGTCCGCAGGATCAGTTCAAGCCGACGGGATTCTTCGGTGGACTCTCGCGAGGCTTCGGCTCGGGTGGCGAGAGCGTCATCTCCAACTGGGCGAGCAACCTTGAGAAGGGCGCGAGCTGGTTGGGAACCTTCATTGGCGCTGCGCTTGGCAACCTGGGCGGGCAGCGCGACATCGATGAGATCATGCGCGAGGCCGACCTGTCGGTGGTTGGCAGCGAGCAGGAAGCGCGTACCCTGTACTCGCGCGAGGAGCTGCGAGAGCTCGATAGGCAGATGGCGGCCTTCCAGCGCCAGATGCGGGAGACCACGACATGATCCAGTCCGGCGAGTACAAGGCCTACCTCAAGAGCACGTCGGTGTCGCAGGGCGACATCTGGGACGTGCACTCGGCCACCGAGGTCTACCACGTTGAGAAGGTCAAGCTCGACGCGCAGAGCCAACCAGAGCCGATCACGGTGTTTACGCCGGTCAACATCCTGTGGGACGATGTGACGCAGGGCGCGCCGGTCATCAAGAACATCGGCGAGCAGTACGGCGGCGGCAGCGACTGGCTGAGCGGCGCGCTTGTGCGCAGCATCGACTGGAACATGGGCGGCAACGGCAAGGGGCTCACTGCCACTGTGCGCTACAGCACGCGATACTTTGAGACCGTATACGGGAAGGGAATGGGGCGTACTGAGGAGAACATCACGAACGCCGCGGCACTTGAGAACGCGCAAGGCGGCGAGCGGTGCCTCATCCTTCCATGCATGGTCATCCCCACGTTCCGTACGCGGTCGATGAAGATGTACCGGGACAACCCGAGCATGACGGGCCCCAACGCCACTAACGACATCTCGGCGTCCGACATCGGCGGGCTTCAGAAGCAGCGCGACATCGACGTGCGACAGGTCGCGCTCAAGCTGCGGTTCGTGGTCGACGCGAACAGCCAGGGCATCGACGCGCTGACGGGCGTGCTGCAGGCGTACGTCGGCAAGAAGAACTCCGACTCGTTCCTCGGGTACGGCGCGCAAAACCTCATCTGTGACGGCGCGGCGATCAACCACCTCGAGCATGAGTTCTACGAAGTGGTGATGGACTACCTGTACGACGAGTACTTTCATCACAGCCAGATCGTGCAGCCCGACCAGGACGGCCGCCCGCGCATGATGGGCACCGACTACGCCGACGTGCGCTGGGCGCGCGACGCGCGGACGGCAGTCGCCTTCAACGACATCTGGCCCGACGGCTTCCTCGGCGAGAGCATGAAGTACCAGGCGTTCATGGGGGTTTGGTACTGATGTACCGCGCGGACTACACGTACCGCAGGCACAAGGACCTCGACAAGGCGGCCCGGCTGTCGCCTCAGATCGAGGGCGTGGAGTCGCGCCTCTTCAAGATCACCGACACGACGGTGCTCAATGCTGGCCAGGCGCGGTACGTGTACACGATGTATCAGGCGCGCGTGCAGAATCTCGCGGGCGGGTATCAGGTCGCGACCACCGCGAACACTTACCCGCACATCGGCCTGTCGGTCAGCGAACTGTCGAACGCCAGCGCGTTCTACGCGTACGGCGTCACAAAGACGAACCTTCCCGCAGGGTTCACCGCGAAGCCGATCCCGATCAACACGTTCGTCCTGGCGGTCCCGCACCGCAACCAAGACGGCACGCTGCTGTGGCTCATCCTCAACACGCAGGCCATCGACGGCGTCTGCAACACGCCGCTGACGGGCGACACCGACTACGGCAGCATCCTGCAGCCGCTGCTCGATGACGAGTACGGCACGTTCGAGGCAGAAGAGGGCGAGACGGACTACGGCGCCGTCAACGTGTACGACTACGCCACGTTCGCGTTCCCGATGAATGACGTGGACTTCGCGACGTTCGCGAACCCATATCTCCCTGAAAACGACATGGGGACCTTCACCTAATGGCACTCAAGCTACGACGCGGCGTGAACGCCGACCGCACCGGGATCACGCCCGCACAGGGCGAGCCGATCTACACCACCGACACCAAGAAGCTGTACATCGGCGACGGCACCACCGCCGGCGGCGTCGAGATCGGCGGCGGCGGCACGCTCACCGTCAACACGCAGGACTTCACGTCGAGCGGCACGTGGACCAAGCCCGCGAACGCGCTGTGGGTCGAGGTCACGATGTGCGGTGCTGGACAGGCGGGACAAGCGGGAACCACAACTGTTCCAGGCAACGGCGGCAGCGGTGGGAAAATCGCCACCAAGACATTCCTTGCAGCCGATCTATCCAGCACCGTGACGGTCACGTGCGGCACATCGCAGGCGTGGGGGTCCGCATCAAATAATGCGGAGAGTTCATTCGGAACCATGCTCTACGCGAGCGGCCCTGCTGGCGGTGGCGATGACCAGGCCACTGCGGCGAACCTTGAAACCTACGTGGTTTCCAGCAACTCAGGAGGATCGGAGTACCTCTTCGGAAACGGTGGCTACGGTGGCGGTGGCCTTCACGGAAGAGTCGGATTTTGGTTTGGTCCTGCCGGCGGCGGAAGTGGCGGCAACAGCAGTGCCGGAGGCGATGGCGGAAAGGCCAGCAGTGGACGCGCGGACGGCGGCGGAACCACCATCTACGCTGGTGGCGGCGGCGCAGGCGGCGCAAGCGGCACCACTGGCGTGGCGGGCACCGCAGGCGGCTTCGACACCGTTACGGGTTTCGGCAACGGCGGCGGCGGTGGTGGCAGCGGTAGTGCAGGCGCAGGCGGCGCAGGCGGCGCGGCCGTCCGTGGCGGCGGCGGCGGCGGCGGTGGCGTGGGAACGACCGCAGGCGGTGCCGGCGGCGCTGGCGGCGCAGGGTTTGTCCGAGTTCGCACCCTCTGCTTCGGATGATCGACCATGGCACAAGACACTGACAGCCCACAGCGCGATTTCGTCCTGCAGAAGGGCGCGAACTACACCTTCACGGTGCACGTTGCCGCGAACCTCACCGGGCACAGCTTCACGCTGATCGGCAAGCCGTCGCACAGCTCTACCATTGAGGTGTTCAACCTCTCCTCGCTAAATAGCACGATCACGACGAGCCTGCAGGGCCAGCACACGAACATCGTGTGCACGTTCGATGACTCGGTCACGTCGCTCATGTCCGCGCCGCAGTACGGCGTCTACGCCCTGCAGGGCACTTCCGCGAGCGTCACGACGCGCTACTCGGAAGGTACTTTCTACGTCGTTCCCTGATGGCAAAACAACCAACCGGAGGCCCCGTGGCACGCTTTGGAATCATTGGAAACGTAACTGCACCGATCAGTACGGGATCTTTCGCGCAGCTGTCCGCGACTGACAACCGCACAGGTGGAAACCTCATCATCGTCCCGCAGGCGAACGTCGTGCTGCGCTACCCCGGCACGGGGGGCACCGAGGTCACGCTGCTGTCATCTTTCCTTCAGGTCAACCTCGGCGACGCCGATCCGACCCAGGTCTACGTTCGGTCGGCCGGTTCCGCGACCACTGTCGGAGCGTGGTACAGCTGAAATGGACATCGCTACGTTCGCAGCTGCCCTCGGCATCATCGCATCCGTGGTGACTACCACGATGGTTGTCGTTGGGAAGCTGACGCGCGTAGAGGTGATGCTTGCCGAGCTGCGGGCGACGATGGCGCACTACGAAAGCCGCATTGCGGCACTGGAGCGGAAGCACAATGAAAGGCAACCGTAAGACCACCCTCGCCGGCATCGCGGCAATCCTGACAGCGGCCGCCGGCATCCTCAACGGATGGCCGGACGCAGTCGACTGGACTGCAGCGATATCCGCGATCATTGCGGGCGTCGGTCTCATCATGGCGAAGGATGCGGAGTCGCGTGCGTGATCTCCTCACGGGCATCGTGCGCGGACTGCTCGCGTGGTTCGCGGAGCGCCACGGGACGGCGGTGGATTCCCACCGCGATGGCCGCCTCCGCGTTGCTGGCCGTCGCTTGCGCGACTGGCTGCACGCGCACGGTGCTCGTTTCCGAGGGTAGTCCGGTCCGCATCGGGCCATGCGCTCGAGCGCGTGTCTACTCCCTCGAGGGCGCACAGTGGCGGCTCGGCGACAACCGCGTCGAGCTGCCCGAGGGGTGGTATCTGGTCCCGCCGTCGTTCGTGGAGGACGAGGAGTGAGCCACCACCAGGCATGCTGCTGCGGGCCGGGCGGGCCGCCAGCGTGCGGCGAATGTCCCTGCAACGCGAACGTATACAGCGCGCGGTGGACGGGGTCGTACAACCTGGTGGACGCAGACCTATGCCCTGCTTGCGGCAGCAGCAACGTCCATCGGGCACCAAGCACGACGCACTCGGACGGCGCTACGCGGGTGCTCTCGCCCGTAGGCGTAGGCACGTGCCGCGACGTGGCGGCTGTGTACACAAGGACGCTGCCGCAGTACACGCCGGCGGCATTCTGCAGCAGTTCCTGCACTGGACCGCAGAACGACCAGACGCAGTCGAGCTACACACTGCTGAAGCCCGACCAGTTCACAGGGCTGAACAACGACATCAATCGATGCGAATGGCAGGCGCAAGTCGGACTTTGGACCACGTCGACGGTCAACTGCACGGCAAGCCCGTTTTTGGGGAGGAACTGGAATCTATTGGCGCTGTTCAGGAAGGATTTCGTATCGTGCGCCGCGCCGGGCACGCTTGATTTCGACAGATTTGTGTGGCGCGCCACCAGCACGACGGGAGAAATCGCGGAACGCAACTACGCGCCCGGAGACCTGGTGGTCCGTGCACAGTGCAACTTCGGCAACAGCGTTGCCTATGCCAACATCTTCGCGAACGCAGGGACGATGCAGATCCTATGACCTGTTCAAAGATCGCCGATGGATGGTGCACTGAGCCGCTGTCGGTCGCGCACAAGCTGCGGCCTTCGCCGGGCGTCTGCAGCGTCTGCGAGCACTACGACGGCCCCGCGCGCGGCCTCGGCGACGTGGTGCACGCGGTCGCCAGGGCGACGGGCGTGGCAGCCGTGGTCCATGCCGTCGCCCCCGACTGCGGGTGCGCAGAGCGCAGGAAATCGCTGAATGAGCGGTTTCCCGCTCAAGCCCCTTGACGGGTCTAGCCGATCTTCTTAGCGTGGCTAAGCATGGATAAGAGGTACGCAATCGCCGTTTCTCAGGAGGATCACGCGCTCGTCACCGAGCTCGCGCAGAAGCTTGGGCGCTCCCGAGCTGACATCGTGCGCGAGGCGCTGGCGGGGTTCGTGCTGATCCGAGACCTCAATGAGCAGATCGCTCGGAAGGAAGTCAGACCATGGCAGAATGGATCGGAATCGCCCTCGCGGCGGCAGCAATCACGTTTGTCGGCCTCTGCGCTGTGTGGCCGCTCTTCGATGACCGGGAGGTCCGATGAGCAGTGAACTCGCCAAACTCCCCGCGCAGCCCGTCGCGGCGCTTGAGCCCCTGAGGGAGCAAGTGCGGATCGTGCAGGCGCTGAGCAAGCCCGTGACCGAGCGGTACTGCATCAACCTTCAGGGCAAGCAGTACGTCCAGGTGGCGGGGGCGACTTTGATCGCCAACGCCATGGGCTACGCCGTGC